TACAACTCTTTACCAAGAACGGCCTGAACCAGCCAGAACCAGCGGCGATCAGGCACGACCGGCCGAGACTGGAAACGATTAGCCCAGACGGAGTCGGTTCGTGGGCGGCAATTGTGGGGGACATAGCCCAGGAGCTTCTCGGCTTAACAATGTTGCCGTGGCAGATGCACGTATTGGATCAGATGCTCACTTTCAACGCCGATCAGGATCTTGTGCACCGATCGAGCCTTGTGTCTGTGGCCAGACAGAACGGCAAGACGACAGTCATCCAAGCGCTCATTCTGTTCTGGCTTATTGAGATGCCGAAGATCCGTGGCCAGCGACAAACAGTCGTCTCGCTCTCGCATCGTCTCGATCTTGCCTGCATGCTCTTTGAAGAGATCGCCCCGATCCTAGAAAAGCGATGCGGCGCCAAAGTGATCATGAGTTACGGCCGCTATCAGGCGACAATGCCGGACGGCTCAAAATGGTATGTCAAAGCAGCGCGTCCTTCCGTCGGCCACGGCATGACAATTGACTTGGCAATCATTGACGAATTGTTTGATGTCTCGGACGAAGTAGAAGCAGGACTCTTGCCGGCTCAACGCGCTAGGCGCTCACCGTTAACGGCAATGTTCTCTACGGCCGGCACCGAGGCGTCCAAGTTGTTTATCCGTCACCGAGAAAATGCGCTACGCCTCATCGACCTCAAGAAGCCGTCGTCGTTCTACTTTGCCGAATGGTCGCCCGAGCCATCGTTGGATCCGCTGCATGAGGCGTCGTGGTATTGGGGCAACCCAGCGATCGGACACTTCCTGACGATCGAGACTTTGCGCCAAGAATCCGAAGGCCCCGATCGAGCACTTTTCTTGCGCGGCTCCCTAAACATGTGGGTTGCCTCCGCGAACTCTTGGATCCCACACGGCCTATGGCCAGACTTGCTCTACGAAGGAGAAGTTCCTGCCGGCGGAGTTGTCGCCGTAGAAGCTTCTATGGATGACACCAGATACTTTGCTACCCGATCCGTCTCCCTGCCCGATGGCCGCGTCGTTAACTCCGTGGCGTTTACGGCCGAGACACAAAAAGAACTACTGGAACACCTAGCCGAAATTGCTAAAGATCCTGCCGTCAAGTTTGCGTTCTCACCGACGATTGATGTGCTCGTCCAATCCGCCACGTTTGATCGCCGCCGAATAGTCGTCGGATACGGCGAGATTCTTAAGTACACGCCAGTCGTCAAAAACATGATCCACGAAATGCGGCTCGTACACACGGGAGAAGCCATGCTTTCCGAACACGTACAACGCGCAGTCCTAGTCCGCACCCAAGGATCCATCGCCGTCTCATCCCAGAAGTCACCCGGGCCGATTGAGTTATGTCGAACCCTGATCTGGTCGGCAACCTTGGCCTCACAAAATCGCGTCACTCAAAAGCCTTCACTAGTCATCGTCCCGAACTAGCATCCTCTCGGCAGCCGTTCGTGAGCCCTACCTTTCGTCGGGATCGGAAACGCCTCCGAGCGGTTGCCACCATAAACGCGCCAAGTGTGTCATGCTCTAGGGATGGGATTATTTGATCGCAAAGTAAGCAAGGCTGCTATCTCGCCGCCGCCGGCAAAAGCCGCCGCCGCAGGCGCGTTCAGTCCGGGCTACTCCAGTCAAAACGCTGGCGTCAATATGATCGGTCAGTATTACACCTATCAAGAAGGCGAAGCGCGTAACCGCGCCGTACAGGTAGCCGCGATAAATAGGAGCCGCGATCTTATGGCATCCGTTATCGGCTGCATGCCACTCAAGATGTATTCCGAAATGTGGAACGGCGATGAGATGGAAAAGGTTTACCTTGCTCCTCGATCATGGCTACGCCGACCAGATCCCGAAGTGCCCTACAACTTTCTTATGTCGTGGACGTTTGACGACTTGTTTTTCTTTGGCCGCGCGTTCTGGTACATCACTAGCCGCACCGCTGACGGATACCCAGCATCATTCACACGTCTTCCAGCCGGCTCAATCACCACGACCGACATGGCTGGGCCCGTCTGGTTTGCGCCATCAAAACAAGTTTACTTTCAAGGCGGCGAGATAGATCCGACAAACTTGGTACAAATACTTAGCCCAACGCAAGGACTAATTTATTCTGGAACGCAAGTAGTCGAGACAGCATTAAAGATCAACGACGCACGCACACGCAACGCATCCTCAAGCATTCCAGCCGGCGTACTGAAACAAACTGGCGGCGAACCGCTAAGCGCACAAGAACTAGCCGATCTTGCCGCATCGTTTAACGCAGCCCGCGCAACAAATCAAACGGCCGCACTTAATGAGTTTCTCTCGTACGAACCGACAACAATGAGCCCAGACAAAATGCTTCTTATTGAATCAGCAAACTACAGCGCCCTCGAAGCCGCTCGCCTTTGCAATGTCCCACCGTATCTCGTAGGCGTATCAACCGGATCGTATTCTTACCAGTCATCCCAGCAAGCACGCGCCGACTTGTACATCTTCGGACTAAAAATGTACGCCGAAGCAATTGCCGCAGCGCTATCAATGGACAGCGTTCTTCCACGCGGAACCTACGTCGAGTTTGACGCAGAGTCTTATCTAGAAGAAAACTACATGGCCGACAAAGCAGACGAACCAACCATCCAAGAAAACACTCAAGAAGGATTAGCAAACCGATGATCAAACTAATTGCAGGAGACTTCACGCTTGACGCCGCCGCAGGCGACGCACCACGCCGAACGATCTCAGGAATCGCCGCACCGTACAACGTGGACGCCACCGTCTCGGATGGAACCACCGTTCGCATCTTGCCGGGCGCCCTCCCAACCGAAGGCAAAGCCCCACGACTCTTTATGTATCACGACGCTTCCCAGCCGGTAGGCGTAGTCACAGAACGCGTAGACACCCCAGAAGGCATGCTCTTTACCGCCAAGATCAGCGCCACTCAACTCGGAAACGACGCGCTCATTATGGCCAGCGATGGCACTATTGACCAAGTCTCAGTCGGTATAAACCCCACCAAGTTCTCTTATTCCGACGACGGAACGATGATTATCGAAGAAGCTTCTTGGACGGAATTGTCACTAGTCCCCATTGGCGCATTCGGAGACGCAGCACAAATCACAAAAGTCGCGGCCAGTATCCACCAGCCCGAAGAAGAAATAAGTAATAATGAAGAACAAGAACCTCAACAGGAGAACCCAATGTCTGAATCAGTAGAAACACCAGTAGTCGAAGCAACCATTCCAACCGCAGCAATTCCAGCGCAGCCAAAGCGCGAGTTTAAATTGCCAAGCGCAGGCGACTTTATGGCCGCTTATCACATCGGCGGAGACACGTTCAAGAACATGAACAAAGCAGTCGCCGAATACAGCGCATCACAGCGCACCGCACTACAAGCGGCAGCAGGCGACGTGCTTACCACCGACACCCCGGGCCTCTTGCCAGTACCCGTGTTGCTTCCATTGGTGCAGGATCTAAACTTCGTGAGGCCTACCGTGGAAGCACTCGGCGCTCGCGCGTATCCAGACGGCGGAGCATCAAAGACTTTCATTCGTCCAACGATCACCACGCACACAAGCGTTGCGACACAGTCAAGCGAACTCACCGCAGCATCGGCTACAACAATGGTCATTGCCTCCAATTCGGTTAGCAAGACTACCCTCGCTGGGCAAGTGACCCTCTCAATTCAGGACATCGACTTTACGTCAGGTCCAGCGATGCAACTAATCCTCAATGACTTGATGGGCGAGTACATGATCGCTTCCGACAACTTGGCAGCAGACAACTTGCTTGCAGCAGCAAACTCGTCGGGCGTCTGGGACGGAACTCCAGAAGACTTGTTGAAGTCCGTTTACGACGCAGCAAACGACGTGTCAGCAAACCGTAACTGGATGCCGACACACATGTTCGTCTCTGTCGACGTGTGGGCTCAACTCGGTCAACTTGTTGACTCCAGCAAGCGTCCGCTGTTCCCATTCATCGGAGCAGGCCTCACCGGTCAGAACGCACTTGGAGCATCAAGCGCAGGATCTTGGAACGGAACCCCAATGGGCTTGCAACTTGTAGTTGACAGCAACTTTGCTGCAAAGACCATGATCATCACCCGAGTCGGCCAAGGCCAAGGCGACGCATTTGAGTTCTACGAATCCATTCGTGGCTTGATGAGCGTTGAAGTGCCGTCAACTTTGGGACGCACAATGTCCTTCCACGGTTACGTCTCAACCTTCGCCGCAATTGGTGGAATGATCCGCAAGATCACTCAGGCCTAGTCGAGAGCGGAGCATCCGCTCATGGCTGTTTACAGCGTCACCAACAAATACCTCATAGACGACTTCGCCGTCCTTCAACTTCTTACCCCGACGGAGTTGGAGGTCGGCCAGTCGATCACGGTTGCAGGCGTAGACGCCACGTTTAACGGCACCTACACAATCCGCGCCCTTCCGCAATATCTTTACGAAGGCGTAGATTCCGAAGGCGACTTGCTCTACGACGTCAACGTACCAATCGCCAACCAAGTCCTATACGCAAAGACGGCCGCCGATGTAGATCGCACCGCCGCGTCTGGAACCTTGACATCAACTCCGACTTGCACATGGATCACGGCCACGGACATTGAGGACTGGTTAGGAATTGGAACCGCTACCTCGGCCGATGCCGCATTCCTCACCATTTGCGCGGCCAGTACCAATCAATTCTGTTGGCGCCGACGCATGGAAGCCGGCTATGTCGACTCCCTTACAACCGTCCCGTCGCAGGATGTCAAACTTGGAACGATCATGTACGGAGGAGCTTTGTACCGTCAGCGCGGATCTATGGATTCCTTTGCATCTTTCCAGTCCATGGGAACCGCTCCCGTTGTGGGCCTCAACGGAATGATCCGCCAATTGTTAGGCATTGACCGTCCGCAGGTGGCCTAGTGCCAGTCCCTACCTACACCGATCTATTCAATGAGGGCTACGACGACCTAGTTGCCAAACTCCAGACCGTCCCTTCTCTTCAAGTTGTAAACGATCCGCGCAACATCGTCCCTCCGTGCGTGTTCGTCAACATTGATTCCATTGAAGGCTTCAACTACAACATCGCCAAACTGACCTTTACACTCCAGATCGTGACACTCGGCCCGGGCAACCTAGACGCCCAAAAGTCCCTACTCAACATGCTCGCTCAGGTATACGCGCTCAACATCGGCATTATCTCAGGCCGCCCCACCAACGTCGACATCGGCGGATCCATGCTGCCGGCATACGAACTCACCGTCGCAACCCAAGTCCAAACTGCGTAATCCACACCTAGCGCCTGAAACTATGTCAAACTAAAACCACTACTTAAGGAGCAATTATGGCAACCTCAACAATCCTCTCAAACCCAAAAGTCCAAATTGGCGCCGCAATCGGATCGCTATCTGACTTGACCGACCAAGTGACAGCAGCAGTCTTCACGGTCGTTGCGGAGCCGTTAGAGGACACGGCCTTCGGATCGACATCGCGCACCTACACGTCGGGCTTGTTCTCAAACTCTTTAACCTTGACAATGTATCTTTCATTTGCCGCCGATGAGACTTACGCAAAATTAAGCCCATTGGTCGGAACAAAATGCACCGTTAAAGTAAACCCCACTTCAGCCGTTGACGGCGCAACGAATCCCGGCTTTATTTTGACCGACTGCTACCTATCTGAATTACCTGTCATCAACGCCTCCCTTGGTGAGTTACAAGTGGTCGATATTGAACTACAGGGCGGCGTTTACAGCGCAGACGTAACAAACCCATAATCACGGCCGTCCTCGGCCCGACACTAGGAGAACCATGAAGATCAAACTTAATCTCACGCGCGGAGAAGTAACCGAACAACTATCTACAAACCTCTTTGTCATTGCCGAATGGGAACGCTTAGAGAATCGTCGAGTGTCCGACGGACGCGGCATCGGTGCATCCGATCTTGCGTGTTGGGTACACACGTTGCTCACGATCAAGGGTGAGAAGCTTCCAGCGTCATGGCGCGAATGGCTTAAACAAAACCCAGACATCGAGATCGCAGCGGAAGACGCAACCGATCCAAACCCTACGGACGCGGCTACCGCCGGCAACTAGCCGAACTGGTAGTCGCGACGGGATGGGCTCCGACGTTCTATGCGGATTCGTTTGACTCACGCGACCTACAAACAATCATTAGAGTCCTTAATGACCAAAACAAAAAAGGACAAAAATGAGAGACTCAGCCGGCGGCGTTGAAGCACGGATAGAAGTGTTCGGCCTTGGCCAAGCGCTTAAGGATCTCAATAAGATCGACAAGGCCCTTCGGCGCGACATCACCAAGGACTACAAGCGCGTAACGTCTGGGCTTGTCTCAGACATCCAGTCGGCCATCCCGTTGAACTATCCGCTCTCAGGATGGCAACGCCAATGGCGTCTCCGCGGCGAGTACGAAGTGTTCCCATGGCCAACTAGCCATTCCGTAAAGGCATACATCAACACCAAAGCACCCAAAGAAGTCTTTGGCGGAAAAGTAAACCTCTCAACCTTTGCCATTAAATGGATGGGCGCGGCCGCATCCTTCTTTGACTTCTCCAAAAGTAATCAAATGGGCGCAGCCCTAACAGCCAAGTACGGCGACCCGTCGCGAGTAGTGTGGAAACAGTACGAAACAAACAAAAGCGAACTTGAGACAGAGATGGCGCGAATCGTTGACCGCGTCGGAGAAGCCTTAAGTCGCGATCTAAGCGCAAGGTAACTCATGGCCGTCATCCTTCCAATCATCAGCGAATACGATCCGAAGGGCGCAAAGAAGGCGATCGCCCAATTTAAGCAACTAGAAGGCTTCGGCGCCAAAGCAAACTTCGCTATCAAGAAGGCAGCAATCCCAGCGGCCGCCGCAATGGCCGGCTTAGGCGTAGCCCTTGCAGGCGCAACCAAAGCAGCAATGGAAGACGCAGCCGAACAAGCGAACCTTGCGCTAGTAATGGGCAACGTCACAGGCGCATCAAAAGAACAAGTCGCCGCACAAGAAGACGTCATCGCCGCCATGTCGAGGGCATCCGGCACAGCAGACAGCGAACTTCGTCCAGCCTTCCAAGCCCTACTCGTCGGAACCAAAGACATCACCGAAGCAAACAAGACGCTCGCGCTCGCTCAAGACATCGCACAAGGCTCAGGGCGTGACCTAGCCACCGTCTCCGATGCACTTGCCAAAGCGTACGGCGGCAACTTTAAGGCGCTAGGACAACTTTCCCCAGAGATCAAAGCAATGATCAAAGACGGAGCAACGCTCGACGACGTAATGAATGTCCTTGGCGGAACCTTTGGAGGAGCGACGGCCGCAGCCGCAGAAACCGCAGCAGGCCGCATGAAGATACTAAAAAACTCGCTAGACGAAACCAAAGAGTCAATCGGCGCCGCATTACTCCCAGCCGTAGAAGCCATTCTCCCACTAGTCCAAAAGTTTGCAGACTGGGCGCAAGACAATCCTAAAGCCTTCTTGTTCATTGCCGGCACCATCGCCGCAATTGCAGCCTCAATCATGGCCGTCAACTTTGCTATGGCCCTTAACCCGTTTGCGCTCATTGCCGCAGGGATCGTCGTATTAGTCGCAGGATTAGTGCTTGCCTACAATAAGTTTGAATGGTTCCGTAACGGCGTAAACACAATGATCAATACGTTGCTCAACGTATTCGAGGCTATGGCAAACGCATTCTTAGCAGCCGTTAACACGATCATCAAGGCATACAACGCCATTCCGTTACTACCGAACGCGCCCACACTTCCAGCGTCCGTCAATCTGCCAAACATCGGGCAGGCTCCAGCAAAGCGAGCCGTCAACACTCCCGGCGGAATACGCATGATGGCCGAAGGCGGAATTGTTAATTCGGCAACTTTGGCAATCATTGGCGAAAAAGGCCCAGAAGCCGTCATCCCATTAGACCGCATGAAAAACGGCGGCGGACAAAACATCACCGTCAATATCACAGGCGGCATCTCCACGTCTGCAGACATCGGCCGCGCAGTCGTCAACGCCATAAAAGCCATGAATCGTGTTGACGGCCCAGCACAAATACAAGTCGCGTAATGGCCACGTCAATCGTTGAATCGGGATCCTACGATCTTCTCATTGACACAGGCTTTTTAGTCAACGCCTTTACGCTTGACGACCCATTGCGCGGAATCTTAGACGATCCAGAATATGTCCTTAACGGGACGACACAATACGCATCCGTGATCGAGGGCTCAACAAACATCACCGTCACACGCGGACGCCGCGACATCGGCGACCAATTCACAGCCGGCTCAATGAACTTTAACCTCCTTGACGGCTATGCCGGCGGAGTGTTCAATCCGTTCAATCAAAATTCGCCCTTCTTCGACAGTTCTAACGATCAACCTGGACTAGCCCCAATGCGAAACGTCATATTGACGCGAGAAGGTGAAGAACTCTTTAATGGTTACATTATTGACTACACCTACAACTTCAATCTGGGCGGCCTAGACGAAGTCAGCGTCCAATGCGCCGACCGTTATTATGTCCTCTCCCAGACCTACATGGCCGAATACAACGTGGCAGAAGAACTAGCAAACGTGCGAGTAGAAGCCGTGCTAGACCTACCAGAAGTCAACGCATTCCAATTACCCGGCGAACGCAACATAGAAGCTTCTTCAATCACCCTTGGCGGAGCCGCTGCCTACACAGTTCCCAACGGAACTTCCGTGGCCGCATACATGGCCAAAATAAACGAATCCGTCCAAGGCAGAATCTTCGTAGCGCGAGACGGCACGTTCACATTCCAAGATCGAATCGGAACAACACTCTCCGCATCGGTAGCAGACTTCCACGACGACGGAACCCAAATACCGTTTGATCAAGTAGGCATCTCATTTGAAGCGAACGAAGTCGTCAACCGCGCATCCGTAACCCATGCCGGCGCAACATCGCCAGAAGTCGCCGAAGACCTAGCCTCCCAAGCGACCTACTTCATCCAAACGCAATCAATCTCCGACGCCC